TTCCTTCAGTTACAGTATCATAAACACTATTACTTTTAACATAATCATATTTTACTGAATCGATGGCAAAGTTAGTTGGTGCATTTCCTGTAGTTCCCCATTCTGGTGTATGTAAAAGACCACCATTAGCAAGAATGCCAAGCACTTTATTATCTTGTTCTGTCCTAATAGTAGGATGAGGTACATCTTTACCTCCTCTATAGATAAATGTTTGATCAAAACTTCTATCAATTAATGCGTCGCCAATAGTAACTGCACCAGAGGTTGCAGATTTAAATGTATGAACAGTTGTATTGGATGCTGGTGTAGATGCTAATACTTGTACTGTAATCGTTGTTGCAGTCTTAGAAAGAATTGGTATAGCAGTATCATGTACTGGATCAGTAGCACGAGGATATGTATGATCTGTTGCGTGATCATCTTCAGCACAAGTAAATGTTAATGAATTAGTTGCTATTCTAATACGTTCATCTACCTGATGAGTATGACTACCAATAGTCATTTCCATCAAACCAGTAGTAGGATTATAGTTAATTGCTGAAGGTGTATATTGTTTTAATTCACCAGATCCAACTCCACCTCCAGGTGCTGCTTCTTCTTGAATGTAAGTAGGTTTAGGGTGATTATCAGATTGTATACGAAGTCTATCTGTATCTGCACTAAAGGTTCCTGAAGTTAAAGAATTTGGATGAGTTTGCCAAATTCTATTAATATCAAAAGAATTTATAACATTTGGTGTTTCTTGTTCTGGGAAAAACTGTAATCTTAGAGGATCATAACCTCGACCTCTTTCAAGAACTCTTACATGAATAATTTTTCCAGAAACAGAATCGATAATAGGATACAATAATGACTCTGTATCTGGTGTTCCACAACCAGATATAGTTAGTCGTGGTGGATTTCCTGGATCATATCCCGATCCACCGTCTAATACTCGTATTGCACGTACGCCAAAATTCTCATCAAAAATTGGTTTGATGGAAGCACCTGATCCTGGAACAGTTCTAGTCATTTATATTAGTTTAATATATTGATAGTGCCATTCATAAGAGAATGAGCAGTGCATTGATAATAAAGAGTGTTTGGACAATTCATAGGAACAGTCCAATAAAGAATACTTGTTCCACTACCAGATTGACCATCTGTAAATGGAGTACCACTCAATCCTTGAGTACTTTGAATTCTAAATGGATGGTTAGCACCTGTAGTATTATTAAATGCGTATGTCATGCCTCGCATAACATATAATGTTGGATCTTCCGTAGCTCCAGCAAATCCAGGACCATCAAATGTATAGTGACTAGCACCACTAGCACCCAATTCCCACCAAGTCATAGGACTGCGAGTTACAACCCAGTCAGTTCCATTCCAATATAAAGAATCTCCCTGAGTAATAGAAGGTACATCACTATCAGTTAATGCAGCAAAAGTTGTAGTTAAAGTTCCATTAAACGCAACTGTAAGGGTATCACCAGAAATAGAAGTTACAATATCAGTTCCACCAGCTATAGTAAGTGTATCTGTAATAGAATTAGCAGTTGTAGATCCCGTATCACCAGCAACAGATGCCCATAGATTTTGTAAACTTGCTCCTGCATTATCATCTCCAGGAACAAACTTACTTCCACTAGCATTCCACTTTAAAATTTGTCCATCTGTAGGTGCAGCAGTTGTAATATCGACATCTGTTAGTAGACCAACACTAGAATACTCAGTAATAAGTTTTGCTCTTACATCGCCAGCACCACCAGCAGTGATGTTAATATTGACATAAGGATTATCATCACCATCAACCGTAAAGAAATAACCAGTATTAGTAGCTGCAGGTGCATTACCAAGAGCAGTATACTCGTTTTTATATGAAATAGTTGATCCTACACTAACACCTCCAGTAGCACCGTCAAAAGTAGCAGTTTGACTTCCAGCAGTGATAAGAACATCTCCATTTCCATTAGGAGCAATAGTAATATTTCCATTTGAAGAAGAAATAATACTATTTCCAGCAACATCCAATGCAGAAGTTAATGCATTATAATTACCAGCAACAAAATTAGTACCATTATATTTCAATACCTGGCCAGTAGCTGGATTGGCCAGAGATATACTTAAAGAGGTATTGTTTCCAAGGGCGGTGTAAAGTTCGTTAAAATTATCATTAATTTTATCACCGCCACTTCTCAACGTATCACCTGTATTATCATTAGCTGTAGTACCAATGTTTAGGGATTGTTTAGCCATTACTCGCTACATTTTTTAGTTATTTATAGGATCTCTGGATCTATTAGTTCTTCACCATACTGTGAAAGATCTGGTGCAGTCCAATCTGAAGGAACTGTTGTTTCAACAGCAACTATAGAATCTTCATATCCAGAACCAGTATTTGTAACTGTTACTCCTGCAATACCAACAAGTGCCTTTACCTGACCCTCAAATCCAGAAATAGAATCTAATCTCACAACAGGTCTAGAGGTATATCCAGATCCACCAGATGTTACGCTAACCTGTTGAATAAATCCACTAGTCAAAACTGCAGTAGCATTTGCATTTTGTCCGAAGACAGATCCAAGATAATCAAATGTGATTAATGAGTTTGAAGATTCAATAACAGCAACTTCACGGTCACTTACCTCACCTTCAATATCAATAAAGTCTCCTGCTTCAACTGGTGGTACAACTACATCAGCATCAACGTCTGCCTCAGAACCCACATAAGAGAATCCTACAAATGTTGATCCAAAACGAGGAACTTCAGAGAATATAATTCTAGAACCAACAAGTTCAAAACCAACACCAGGTTCCTGAAGAACACCATTAACAGAAATAATAATATTATTTTCTGGTCGAATAGTAGACGATTGAACACCATCAGTAAGTGTAAGCGAGTAGAAAATATCATCACGCTTAAGGTTGAATGATTGACGTAAAGAATCAAATTCAAATCCAATATCATCCAATTGTCTCAATTTACCAAGATAGAATCCTGTAAACGATGCACCAAGTTCAGGAGCTTCACTAAACTGAATTTTATCAGAGAATGCTGTATATGCATTTCCTGCTCCAGGAGGTTGTAAAATACCATTCACAAAGATCATCATATGACCATCAGGATCTGGAAGATATTGCTGACCATTGGCAGTAGTTAAATTAAATGTGGTTTGAGTTCCATCAAATCCCTTAAAGAATCTCTTAGTCCTTGCTTTAAGAACTTTTCTACCAATAACTGCAGATCTATGATTATCTGAACCTCGAATACCATCTCTTGCACTAAAGCTTCCATTAACGTTAGTGAGATATAATCTCTTATCAAGAGAAATATTGCGAATTTCCTGAATACGAGCAGAACCTCCAGCAGCAACAGTAGTTGCAGCAGAAACTGTTGCTTGTCCAACTAAGGTTACATTAGTAGTTGAATAATCACCAACGATTGCACCATTTCCTATTGTTCCTTCAACAGGAACATAATAGATGTAATTATTGGTTGAATCATATTCAGTAATAATACCATAATTGTCAGTGTCCTGACCACCATTAATAATTTGATAAATTCTATTACCAACAGTGAAAGTATCTAAAGTAGCATCTACAGTTACAGTCAGTCTTACATGACCAGTGGAGGCAACTTTATCACCTACTTGAAGATCAAGACCACTATACTTCCTAACATCCAAGTATTCTTTAGAATACTCAGGATAAACAACAGATGTTGTTTCAAGAGATCCAAGAAGAGTTGCTGTATCTACAGTTAGTCTTCCTCCAGTATTATCAAGAACTGCTGCAGCATTAGTAGTATAAGAAACAGGTTCTGCAGATTTATTGCTTGTGTATCCTTTAAATGAGACATTTTCAACAAAGGAACCCTTAACATCAATGAGATGCATTCTATTTTCAATTGCACTAATTTGAGCAAGAGTTGTGTTTGCTATACCTTGAATTACATCTGTAACTTGCCATGTTCCTGCGGTTACAGCAACATCGAGATACTTGTAATTATCATCTTCATGGAAACCATATACAACGCCAGTAATTGCAGCATTACCTTGCTTCTGAACTGTCTCATTCATAGTGAATGGACCATCTGTAATAACTCCATCAATTCTAAATCTCTTATAAACTTTAGCAATTTCTGCTTCATTTAAAGTGACTTGTTGAATTTCTGCAGAAGCATCAGATGTGAGAGAGTACGCATAATCAGATTGAACTATTTCACCAGTAATTCCAACAGGAACAACAATGTTCCCATAGAATTTAGTTAATGTAGGTATTGCATTATTTTCATTAATTGTAGTGAAGTGTTCATTATTTTTCAGTTGTCCAGCAACTATATCCAAACTAGATCCAATTAATGTCATCGCTGTATCTGTATTATAATATGCAGCACTAGGAACATCATAGAATTTATAGAAACTTGCAGCTGGTGAAGGACTTACCAAAGTATCACTAAGTGCTTGTTTCATATATTCTCTCAAAAGATCTAATGCAAATGTTTTGATATTATACTCTGCATTTGTATAGAATTCAGCACCAAGAACAGAAACATATGTTCCCAGTGATTTTGTAGTAAGTTTAGCACCCCAAAGATATACACCAGTTCCACCAGTACCAGTATAATCCAATAAACCAGTACTGCTAAGAACACTAATTCTATTTTTCAGAGTACTAAATCCATATCCAATATCTACCGTCATGTATATTCTATACCATCCATCACCAAGAGGAATAGATCCATGTGCAGATACATTTATACCAGAAGTAGGAAAGAGATTACCAACAACACCTGTGTCTAGATTTACACTAAAGTGTGCACTCTCAATACCAGAATCTAAAAATACTGTAAATCGAATTTGATCATCTTCTCCTTTTTTCGCAAAGAATGAAGATGTAAATGTTTGTGCTGCACTATTAGCACCAGTATCAAATGTTTCTGTACTAGAATCCCATTTAATTGTATCAACATCAAAGGTGTCGAATGATGTTAAAGTGTAAGTTCTTTCAATCTTATGCTCACCAGCACTTGCAGCAACTACAAGTTTTTCAGATGTTAGTGTAGAATCTGGACTAATTGCTGCATCAGTAGTAACTGTGGTAAGAGTGGGTGTCCAATTAGAATTAAACACTTCAGGATTAACCCAAAGATTCGGATTATTAACAGAACCTTCAATTAAAGAAGATATACTAGTTTTAGCAGTTTCAATAGTCTTTACATTACTGTAATTGTTATACCATTCATGTGCTGCAGTAATACCACCAGTAGCAATTGTAGCAGTGGCACCAGAACCAGGTGCAGTTAAATTAGCTCCTGCTGTATATAATGTTCCGATAACACTTCCAATAACCATTCTAGATCCAGAAGCATATAAAACAATAGCAGTTGTGGAATTGTTGGTAATGGTTTCTCCAACAACAAAAGTACCAGATACTGCACTAAAGTCAAGAGTATACGCTGTCTGTGTGTCAACTGTATTAGAAGTAATATAATCATATTGAATGTTGTTAACAACATCGTCAATAAATGAGTCATATAACCAAGTATTATTACCAAACTGTGCAGTAACTAAAGATGTGATTTCTGCTTTATAGTAATTCTTATTATAAAGAATATTTTTAACTACGCTACGTGCTTCAATATCTCCTGGGAATAGAGTATCTAAACCAAAGTCAATGAGATCTCTCATTCTATACCAAACTTTATCAATATCTGTAGGAGTTTCTGTATCTCTATATGCAGCAATATTTGTATGTGATGCTGCATATTGATCACCAGATACACTATTACCACTTGTATAGAGTAAATTTTTGATTGCTTTTTCAGATAATGTTTTTATTAATTCATGAGCAAGGAAGAATGCATATAGTTCATCACCAACAGGAGTAATTTTCTTAGTTGCATCCAAGAATTTTTCCATTTGAGTGATAACACTATTATTACCACCTGTTTGAAGATCTGAAATTGCAGCAATTATAAACTCTTCGATATAAGTTCTATAATCTGAAATGTCATAAGTTAATGCAGAGAAAGTTCCGCTATTGATTGTGTATTGAAGTTCTGTTCCAAGTAATCCAAGAGAGGATTGCTTACCAGCAATTTCCTGAGTGATGTAATCTCTATTAAAGTAAAGTCTATTACCACCAATATCATAATCACTTCCAGTAGGAGCAATGATGTCATTAACAGTTGTGATCAGAGTATCAATTGCTTCCTTAACATTAGCACAATCACCAGGAACTGTTACACAATTAGCAGTTGCTGAAACAAATGTGTGTGGTGAATCAATAGAAGTTGGTATACCACCAGTTACATTTACTGTAATAGTATTTGCTGTAGATGATAATATCTTAAGATTTTTCTGATATGCATAATCTGCACCAGTTGAACGAGGATATGTCTTAGTCTGACCACCAGATGCAGGACCAACATTAACTGTAATTGATGTGCCACTAACTGCAGTAATTGCAATTGGAGTATTATATGATGGATCAGTTGTTCTTGGATATGTATGTGTTGTTTGATGATTGTCAGCATCACAAGTGAATGACAATACATCAGGAGCAATAGTTACAGTGTTGCTAGTAGTAAGTGCATGGTTTCCAATAGTAATTTCCATGTCACCAGTAGTAGGATTATAATCAACATCACTGATTACAAATCCTGAAGACTGACCAACATTAACTGTAATTCCAGTTGCTGTAACTGCACTAACTGCAATTGCTGTATTGTATACAGGGTCAGTTGCTCTTGGATAAGTCTTAGTAGCACTATTACTATCCATTCCACAAGTGAACGATAACTTATCTTGTCCAATAGTAACTCTAGTTACTGCTCTCTTAATAGCACCTGCTGCTCCACTTACGAATGTATGAGTATCTGTATTTGTGGAAGGGGTGGTATCTAATACTTGGATATCGAATGTATCAGTAGTAACACCAGAAATTGCGATCCACTTATTACTAATAGGATCAGTAGCACGAGGATAAGCAGTTCCTGGAGAGCTAACACCAACATTAACTGTAATTGTTGTAGCACCTGCAGCAGTAATTGGTAGTCCAGTTTGATATGCAGGATCACCTTCTCTTGGATATGAATGAGTTGATCCATAATTATCCAAATCACACTGGAAGTCTAAAGAACCAGGAGTAATTATTACTACATTAGAAGTTGTTAAACTATGAGCACCAATGGTTAATACCATTACACCTGTAGTTGCATTGTAATCAGCATCAGTAACGTTAAATAC